CGGCCAAGCTACTTTGGAAGGTCTGGCTGGTGCCGGTCTTGGTGCAACGTCTGGTGTGCGTGAAGGTTTGGAAGCTCGCCGAGCCGCTGCCGAGAAAGATATGCCAGTTCCCTCTGCTACTCCTACGGCAGAAGCACAACCAGCAGAAACAGCTCCAGTGGAAGAGCGAGTTACTGCGCGCGCGGAACAACTTCAGTCTCAAGGTATGCAAGCCGACGATGCCATCAAGGTGGCTACTCGCAATATTGCCGACGAGGATGCGAAAGCCCGTGCCCCAGAAGTAGAGGCTGAGGTCGCTGATGTAGCCCCTAGCCCCGAGCGTGTCGCTGAGTTAACTTCTACCCTCCAGCAACAATTTGACCTGACACCCGACGAAGCACAGACTACAGCGGTTGAACTCGCCACAGAGGAAGCTAAAGAAGATGCGCTTGCCCAAAGAGATGCAGCAGGAGAAACAGATGTTGGACAACCTAACACCGATGCAGGTGGAGTCAGCCCTGAGTTGGCTGGACAGCCCGATCAAATCGAGCCCGCCGGAGGAGTTGCAGAACCTACAACCGATGGAATGGTTCCTGCTGGAGAGAATGTTGAACCTGCTGTTGCAGGAGAAGCAGTCGAGCCGAGTGCACTGACCGAACCCGTTACTGAAACCCCCCCAAGGAGACCAAGTTGGCACTGAAACCACTGAAGCCGTCCAAGCAGAAACGCAAGGACAAGAACCAACCCCTGCCGCTGAAGTAATCACTCCACAAGAGATAGCTCAAGAGCTTATTGCTACTGAAGAAGCCAAAGCTGAAGCTGAACCGGTGGAAGAAACTACGCCTGTTGTGGCCCCCACAAAGGGTAGCAAGAAAGCGCAGGACAAGGCCAACCTCAAGGCAGTTGAAGAGCTTGAGACCAAGTTCGCTGAAATCAGCCGCCCGCTTACGAGCGAAGAAGTTGAGTCCATGCAGCAGGCTAGAGAGAGTGATCTCATCCAAGACCCAGCGTACAAAGTTGACTACATGCGCGACCGACGCATGGGTAAGATTCAGGCAATCAACGACATTCTCGACATGCGCGAGAAGATGAAGACGGCTAGCCCCGAGGTAAAGGCGCGTCTGAACGACTTGATTAACAGCCCTTCTATCTCCAAGCAAGAGTACGACGACATCGTTAAGGGCCGCGCACTTCGTGCCAAGTACAGCGCCCAGCTCAAGGCTGCGGAAGCGCCCGCAAACACTGCGTTCGGCAAAGCCACCAACGGCGCGCAAGTGCTGGCCATCGTCATCAAGACAGGCAACGGCTTCCAGAAGATGCTCGCTAAGCGCATCCTCCCATTCGTGCGTAACGTCAAGTTCGTGGTCGTGGAAAAGGGCAACGAGCCCGACGCGCTGAAGACTGAGAAGGGCGAGAAGTTCTGGAAAAATGCCAGCGGTCTGTTCGTGCAGAATGACGCAACAGGTGAGCGCACCGTCTATGTGGCGGGGGACAGCTACGGCGAACTCCAAGGCATCAACAACATTACCGTGCTGCACGAGCTGCTGCACGCCGCGACGAACCAAAAGCTGTACCTCGGCCTCAAGGCTATTGAGAATGGTTTCTCCGCCGATGCCACACTGACTAAAGCAGTCCGAGAGTTACAGGACGTCATGCACCGCGTGCAAGACTACGTTATGGATAACAGGGGCCAACTGCCACCAGCAGTTCTTGACATCATCAGGAACACCAACGGCATGGTGATTACCGACCTGCGCGAGTTCTTGGCCTACGGCATGTCTGACCCAGACTTCCAAGAGTTCATGATGAATGTGCAGGGTGTTGAGGAAGACGTATCGTTCTTCTCCCGCTTCGTTGCTGCCATCCGTAACTTTTTCAAGATGGGCGAGGAAACCACCAACGCCTTGACCGACTTGATCGTGTCGACTGATCGTTTGTTATCCGCTCAAAAGACTGCGGATATGCGCGTATTGGAAAAGGGCGACCAAGCCTTGGCCCAGCGTGGCGAAGCTGAAATTAAGATGTCCCAGCAGAAGGTGACGAAGGCTACGCAAAAGCAGCTCGACAAGTTGGCCAAGTCTTCATTCGCCGACAACCTCCGCGACACTATCCCTGAGCTGACCACTTTGCGTGGCGAGACGCCTATGGCGGATTTGCTTAACCTGCGGTACAAAAACTTCAAGCTTGGCGCGCTAAAACAGCTACTGCCTTCTCTGCCGACTGAAACTCTGGTGCAGATGGCAGACCGTATTGACACAGGTGGTGGCCAACGTGGTATCCCCGGTATCGCGCAGTCTTGGCAGTCGATGGGCGACATGATCGCTATGCGCACCAAGCTCACAAACGCTATGGGCAAGGTCAACGAACAGTTGAATGAGGTAGCAGCAAAGTCCCCCGAGCAATACAAAAAGCTCGCCGACGTGATGCACTTCTCGACGCTGATCTCCAAAGACCCGGCGACGAACAAAACTAACCCCGCGCTTAACCGCATGTGGGGTGAACTCACGCCCGAGAACCAGAAGTTGTACGAGGAAATGCGCGACTTCTACAAGAACAACCACGAGCTGTATCACACTCTGCTTGACGAGCAGTTGGAAGCCTCTACCCTGCCGCAAGAAGCAAAAAGCAAGCTCATGGCGTCCATCAAGAAGATGTACGAGGACGGCAAGAAACTGTATCCCTACTTCCCACTGATGCGTTACGGACAGTTCTGGGTGCGCGTCGGCAAGGGCAAGGAAGGCGAGTTCCACATGTTCGAGAGCGCGACTGATCGTGACCTCTTTGTGATGGAACGTGTGCGCCAACTGAACGAGGGCGGAGACAAGCGCAGCCGTGAGGAAATGATTAAGGACCTCGACATAGACGAGGGCAACGATCTGACTAGCGCGCGCCGCAAAGATGACAGCGCCAGCGACATGCTGAAGCAAATCTTCAACACCATTGATTCTTCTAAGCAAGACGGAGAAGTTAAGTCCGAAGCACTCAAGGATGAGATTTACCAGCTGTACTTGCAGACTCTGCCTGACCGCAACTTCCGCCGTCAGTACTTGAAGCGCCAAGGTAAAGCTGGTTTCTCCGGCGACATCCAGCGCAACTTCATCAACATGGGTACCAACACAGCCAATCAGTTGGCTCGGATTAAGTACGGCCCAACGATCATGAACCAGCTGGAGCGTGCGGAAAGCTCGTTGGTGGGTAACCCAGACAAAGCACGGCTTGGTGAACTCGTATCAGAAATGCGTATTCGTGCGGAGTCGCAAGTTCGCCCTGACCCAGAGAGTGGGCTTGGCTATGACTTGGCTAAGCTTGCAAACACCTCAGCGTTCTTGTGGATGATGACCTCGGTGAAAACCATGGTTACTCAGTTTACGTCTATCCCTATCTTCGTAGCTCCTGTGTTGGCGTCAAAGCACGGCACGGCTAAGACCGCTGCGGCTTTGGGTAAGGCTCTGAATGTGTTCAACGGCATCGGCATCATGGACAAAAACGGCAAGTACGCCGCACCGAGCATGGAGAACTTGAAAGGTTTGACCGCCGACGAGAAAGCCGCCATGCAGTACATGAAGGATCGTGGGCTGAGTGACAACACAATGGCGTTTGAGTTGGGTAGCCGACGCGATATTTCTACTGCGGAGTACAACAAGCCCGTGCGCTTGAAGATGCGCCAGATTTCTAACCTTATGACGGGGATGTTCCACCACGCGGAACGCTTGATTCGTGAAGTGACGTTCATGACCTCATATCGCTTGAACCGTGATAAATTGGGGAACGCACCGGGCGCGCATGAAAAAGCACTGCGTTTGGCCGAGGCCGAGTCTCACGAAGCATTGAACAACTACCACGGCTCCAACCGCCCACGAGGTATCTTGGCCAACAAACAACGCGAAGTCATGCTCGACGCGCACAAGCCGCTTGGCCGTGCGATTCTCCAGTTCAAGATGTACCCAGCGTTTGTAACGACTTACTTCATTCGGAACATTTATCGCGCCACTCGTGGCATGGACGCCGAGACTAAACGCGAAGCGCGTATCCAACTTATTGGTTCGTTGATGATGTCATACGGCTTAGCTGGCTACATCGGTATTCCCGGTATCAGCCTCGCTATGGGCATTGCGCAAGGTATCTTGAACGGGCTGCGCGGCGAAGATGATGACGACGAGTTGGAAGGCCGCAACCTTGAGTTCTGGTTCCGCAACAAATGGATGCCCGAGACATTTGGCGGTGTCAAGATCGGCGGCAAAGGTATGGACGAGCTGCTTGATCGTGGTTTAGTTGCGGGTTTGACTGGCTACGACATTACCAGTAGCTTGTCGATGAACAACATGTGGTTTCCTGAGCAGAAGGAACAAGCCACAGCCGTCGGCGAAATGCAAAGCTGGCTGCTGTCGTTGGCAGGTCCCGGCGCGTCTCTTGCTACTCAGCAAGTACCCAAAGCGATCGACTACTTCAACCAAGGCAAGATCATGCAGGGTATGGAGCAGCTGTCTCCAGCGTTGTTCCGTGGTAGTTTTACTGCGGCTCGATACGGCCAAGAAGGTGCGACTACTTCTTCTGGCGCAGTGATTAAAGAGCCAAACGAGTTCACCGCAGGTCAGTTGCTGGCGCAAAGTGCTGGTTTCGTTACCGACGGTCTCCAAGCAAAGCGCGAAGCCATCTTCAAGTTGCAAGGTGAGATCATGAAGGTTAAGCAAGAGCGCACCAAGATTCTTGACCGCCTCGATTTGGAAATCAATAAAGGTTCCGATGAAGATGTGGAGAAAGCGTTTGAGCGGGTGTTCAAGTTCAACTCACGTAATCCAATGGACATGATCGACAACGAGAACATTAAGCAATCGTTGAAGAAGCAAATGGAGCGACGCCTCATGACCGACCGTGGGTTCCCCATCGACAAGAAGTACTACCCGTTTGTTGCCGACTTACTCGAACCAAGCACGGTGAAACTCAACCGAGAGTCCTCGAAATAAAAAAAAGCCCCGCACTAGGCGGGGCTAACAGAGGGATGGCAACTAACATTGTTAGTCTACGTCAGGTTCTCCAGACGCGCAATCCTTTGATTCCATCTTCTATGGTTACTTTAGTAATCACAGCAATCTTCAATCTCTTCGTAATTTGCGCGATGGTTTTTCTGGCTTCTTTGTGGTCGATGCAGGGCACAAAGAAACTGTGCCCCTTTCGAAATTTCCCCCAATTAAGCCGGTACGTTACCGTCTCGATCTTCATCAGTTAACGCGTCCAGTGGCACGAGGGAGTCGAAGTTCTTGGTGTTGAAGTGCAGTGCGCGTACGGCTGGGGACACCATTTTCATGCCCTTTGACATGCGCTTGTTGACGGCCTCGATGAACACACCTTCACTAGTCAGCTGCTTAATTGCATCGCGGTAGTGGATTTGGAACTTCACGCAGTAGTCTTTGAACGCCTTGGCCGCAATGAACAGGTCACCCGTGTCAGGCTCAAACCTCATAAGCAGTTCACCCTTCGGCTCGGCCAGTGGCAGTGCCTCCATATTCGTGCGCTTGTCCACCACTCCGTTCACAACCAAGGCATTGTTCATGTGTGAGTTGATGAAGTCGCCGAGCATGATGGTCGGGTTAGAAGCAGGTGGGGTCACCTCGTCGCGCATCTCAGCAAGCATACCGAGCAGCCACTTATAGATTGCCTTCATGTCGTAGTCGTGCAAGCCGAGCTCTTGAGAAATCAAACCACCAGCAATGTTGATGGCAGCGGCGGCTGACCAGAAGCGCTCCCGTGCGGTGAACTTAACTTCCTTGTCGATGCGGGCTTGGATACTGCGAACCAAGTTGGTGGCCTCTTCCAAGTTGTTGACGAGCCACTCGGCGTAAATGTCACCGGCGTGGCCGTAGTTCTCAAGCATCTGATGGTCAAACATCTGCTTGCCTTCTTCGACGCTGATGATCGTTGTTGGCTCAATCTTGTACTCCAGCAGACGCATGGATTCGCCGTCGGGTGAGTTCTTTGCCGCACCGAGTTTCTCGTAGAAGCTGGCGTTGGACGATGCCAAAGTCATGTTGTTCCACTTGGTGTGGTTGGCGCGCAGTTCGTTGGTTTGCGACTTAGCGCGGTCTTTGCCTCGGCCTTGGGAGATGCTGTAAGCCAAGTCAGAGAACTCCATGGGGCTGGTGTTCGTGATCTCGTCGATCGTGTTGGGCAGGTTGTTGTGCACACCCAGACGCATCATCTTGGCATTGAGCGTGTCCTTCCACATCGAAGACAACTCTTTGGGGTGGCCCCAGACACTGTTGCACATAAACAACGCTGTCGACTTGCCCGAGCCTGACGACTTGTGGATGACGTTGATGATCGCGCCGCTCAAACCCGTGAACTTCAACAAAGGAGAGCCGAAGGCTGTGAGTGCTGCAAACGCATGGGGCTCAAGGCCGGGCCGTGCGTACATATTGAACACTTCCTTCCACTTCTCAAACGTACCCGTGGGCACCATCTTCTCGGCAAACGCACGGGTGATGGCTGATGGTGGGCTGTAAAACACCCCGTCTTTTGTAATCTCTCGGTCGCCGACAATGAACTTGCTGTCGTTGTCGACCCATCCAAATTGTGTTCGCATAACTTCTGCCTTCCTCACGTACTGTAAGTTTTTCATGAACGCCACGACGAAGATCGCCAGTAGCTCATGTTGTTTTTGTGTTGCCATCACACCATGGTGTGACAGTTGTTTGCGCAGCTCATCTTTCGCTGAGATTGCTGTCGCTGGGATAGAGAACTCTTTCACTCCGTCGTGCGGCAGGTGCAGTCGGAACAGAGCCACTTCACCCATCTCGGGGTCTTTCATACGCTTGACCACGTACAGGTCATGCTCGTACACCAGCTGAGATTCATCCTCGTCGGTCTCCCCCTTGCGCCAGATACCGCCTTCTTTGCCACGGAAGAAAGGAAACGGATACTCAGGAATACGGTAGCTAGTAGCTTCTCCTTCTTCCTCTGTCGGCTCCTGCTCGACAACGTACTCACCGTCTTCGACTTCAGCTTGGGCAATCTCCATGCCGAGTACGATCGGGGATTTGATCTTGCCTTTGTGTGGGCACCCTGCGCAGCCAGTCGGGTTGATCTTCTCAAATGTCAGGCAGTGATGAGGGCCACCGTTCGCAATCAGCTCGGCTACCTTCTTATCTACCTCGGAAGGGTTGTAGGCTGGGTACTGACTGGACATCATGTGCGCAGCTTTGTCTTTGTCCACGCAGAACGCGGTGATCGACAGAGCGGAACGCCACAGGGGTTCCTCAATAGTGTCTTGGTTTTGGTAGCAGTAGTTAAGCTGTGCGCAGCCGTTCTCCGCTTTCATCATGATGTTCTTGAACCGCTTCACCTTGTTGCCCATCAAGGCTTCCATCATTGGGCTGATGGACGGTAAGAAATCAGGCTTGTCGTCAACTGGGTCGGCAGCGCCGAGCAGTTCTTTCCATTGGGCGTACGTCAGGGTCTGTGTGTTCTCATTGAGAACAGTGACTTCCATCGGTTCGGCTTGCTTGAAGTTAAATGTGCCGGGAATGCGCAGTACCCGTGCTGCTTCGAATACGGAGGAATCCACAATGATGCCATGCTCAACGCACAGTTCACGTAGACGAGTTGCGAGGGGGAGCCAGTCGCGGCGCTCAACTGTTTCTTCAATCAACCAGTAGGCGTGAACGCCATAACCTGAGCTGACCATAATTGGGCGGGGCAATCTTGCGGCAATGCAGAACTTCTTCAGTTCGTCCAAGCCGATTTGCTGCGTGAGGTACCCTTGAATGATGCCCTTGTCGTTAGGCACACCCTTTGTTGGGCCGCAGTCAATATCCATCCACAGTGCGCGGAAGTAAGTGGCGTTGTCTGCTGTGCGCTTGTTCAGTGGGCCGTACTTGGCGCAACCGAAATACACATCAAACTTGTTGTCCACCAACGTCTGAGTCTGTGCCTCTACTTCTTCTCTCGTATCGAAAAACTTTTGGTCTGGGTACCGTCCAAGCCCGAGCACACAGTACCGGCCTTCGGTGGGCAGTACGGTGTCGAGAAGGTCGAAGTTAGACATATTGATTTTCTTTTAGGGACGGCAAAGCTGGGGGCCGAAGCCCCCGTCAGTGCACGGATTTACTTTTTTGCCTTGAGGCGCGGGAGCAATCGCTCAATCTGCTCGCTGTGAGTACGGCTCGGGAGCGTAGTGCCCCAGAACCAGTTGTAGATGGTCGCTCGACTCACATCAAGACGACCAGCTATCTCACTCACAGGAATATTGAGTTGGATGCAAGTGCGGCCAAGGACGACGCCCCATGACTTAGCATCGGCCTTTTTATTGGCTTCAACCAGTTGGTAGCTGTATCCGTAGCTCATTACTTACTCCTCGTCAGACCAAGCTTTGACCACGTCGTCCAGACCCTTTTTGGCGGTTGGAGTAGGTGCAGCAGCTTTGGCGCTTTCGCGTTTGACTGGCTCGGCAACGTCCTCGGCCACAGGTGCAGCAGCTTTAGGAGCAGGTGCAGCCAATGCAGGAGCACGACCCGACGCATCCGCTTGGTACGGAGTCATCGTCACCATCTTTTGAACTTCGGGCTTCTTAGCCACTTCGCTCGTCACCGCGTACTCTTGCTTGTTGATGAAACGCGCAGGTGTGAACAGGATGGATTGGTTGTCGTTGTTCTCGTTGAAGCTGAGTTCAGTCACCACGTAGTCCAAGCTCTTGCCGTTGTTGGCCAAGTACTTGGTGTAGTTCTCAAACGTGTGCGAGTTGTCGCCACTGCCGTCGCCGAACAGGGACTTGGATGCCAAGTTCAGTTGATAGACTTCGCCTTCCAAAGAAGTACCAAAATCTTCCACCAAGTTCACAGCGATGCGGCGGCTGTAACGGCAAGCCTTGGAAGTACCTTGACCCGAACCTTTGATGTTCTGAGCGCAAGAGTCGCAACGGCTAGCTTGGGGTGCAGTAGAACCAGCATCAGGTGCATTGCCGTCGTTAGAGAAGCAGTCAGGTGCGCTTGGGTCTGCATCAGGTGTCCATGCCTTCGCGTAGAAGATACGACCGACTTTGGGAGATGCGTTGACGATGACAACTTCGAGGTTGCCCTTGACCTTGCCCATCTCTTCGCCGCCGACCATCTTACGGAAGATACCGTTCTTAGGCACGATGCGCTTAACGCCAGTCTTGCCAGCGAGTTGTTTGGTGAGGTCACTGACGCCAGCGGTTTGCAGGAAGTCAGGCAGGTCTTGGTTCAAAAGTGCGATGTTACTCATTTTTCATTTCTCCGATTATTTAGCGCGTCGTACGACGATGGTGTATTCACTCTCAACGTTCAAACCCATCGGCAGTGCGTCAGGGTTCTCGTTGAGGAAGTCCTTCATGTTGGTTTGATGCAATCGTTTCTCCAGCAAGCCGAAGGCGTTGTGCTCCTTGATGAAGGTGTACATGGAGTCCCAATCGCCAGTCCAGTACTTTGACTTGACCGAACGAATGATGGTTCCGTGTGGGGTCTTGATGCTGTCGGCACCAATCTCTTTGCATGAGTCGAGCATTTGCTCGGCCAGCATTTTCTGTTGCTCTTCGAGGTCTTTGTCGACGTTCTCAAACTCACGTTTGTTCTCGGCGCGGGTATCTCGAATCTTCAGGTAGATAGCGGTAAGCTGATCTAGGTCTGGCCGTGTGGCCGCTTCATTTTCTTCACTCATCTAACACTCCGTTGGTTGAAAGAAAACCGACTATATCACATCTTTAGACATTGTCAACATCTTCAGAAGAAATTTCTTGTCGGTACAAATCAATGATTTGTTGGTGGTTGGATACGTTCCCCCGAAGCATCGAGTAAACCCGACGTTCAGTTTGGCTCCCACAGATGTGCACGATGGTCATTGGGTTGACCTGACCGGGGCGGTCAATACGTGCGTTGGCCTGAAGATAAGTCTCCACGCTGGTACAGGGAGCGTACCAAATGATTGTGTCAGCCGCCGTAAGGGTAAGCCCGTGCGATGCAGCTTGTGGCTGGATGATGAGCACCTTCGTAGTCGGCTGGTCTTGGAAGTCGCGCACAATGTCACTGCGGCGGTTCACTGGCACGGCTCCGTTAATCACGTCACACGTTATGCCGTTCTTGGTCAGATGCTTTTGGAGCATCTCGATGGTGTGCGTAAAGGGTACGAACACCAATACCTTGTTGCTGCTCTCGTCGATGACTTCCTGCACCACGTTCATGCGGTTGGACACGTCGAACTCAAGCACCTCGCCAGTGTCGGTGTAGACCGAGCCACAAGAAATCTGAAGCAGCTTACTCATCTTGGTCGCGGCGTTCACGGCTGAGACTTCTTCGCCCGCTGCCTCCAACAACATCTCCTTCTTGAGAATACCGTAGTACTTGGCTTGCTGCGGAGTCAATGGCGCATCACGGTCGATGAACGTCAGAGGCGGCAAGTCGATACAGTCCTTCTTCACAAACCGAATAGCGGGTTGGAGGATGCTGTGTACCGTGTGCTTGGCAGTCGGCTTCGGAATCCACTTGAACTTGGTGAGCTGCGTCATGACCATGTCCTTGTACTGGCCGTGGAACATGGGCACACCCGTTGGGTTAATCAGTTTGGCCAAGCCATACGCATCGAGCGGAGACTGCGCCGCTGGCGTACCTGTCAACATCCACAAGCCTTTGACGACTTTGTTAATGTCACGCAGGGTCTTCCAGCGGGTTGTCTGTGCGTTCTTATACGCAGAGGCTTCGTCCACAACGATGAGGTCAAACCCCCCGTTGATGATTTCGTTCTTCACAATCTCGACACCATCGAAGTTGATGATGACGAACTCGGCACCAGCGTTGATGATTTCTTTGCGCTTGCGCGCGCTGCCGTGGGCTACTGCTACTGTGCGATGAATAGCGAACTTGAACAAGTCCTGTTGCCATGCCGACTTCATGATCGACAAAGGGCAAATCACTAACACTCTCTTCACAATACTTCGCTGCATCAAATAGTCCACCGCCCAAATCACTGACGCTGTCTTACCTGTACCCTGCTCGTTGAAGCAGAACGCCTTGCGGTTGGTGGTCAGGAATTGCGCTGTTTCTTTTTGGTGGTTGAATGGCTCGAACCCATGAGGACGAGGCCATTCGTAGTTCGCTAGGCTCATTTTTTCTTTCGTTCTCTTGTACTCGTCTCTGACACAACTTTGTGGTTTGACCCACGCTTGAATGATCGGTTCTTTGATGGGGCTTCGATGCGTACACCGTCTTTGTTCGTGCCGCCCTTGGACATGGCTTTGACGTGAGCTACGTCTTTGCCTTCTCGCTTATCTGCAATGTTGTTGCCGTTCTTGTCGGGGCTCTTCTTGTCGATAGCTTCACGGGCACGTTGGCGCTCCATGCGGTCAGGCAGTTCGCCACGGGCGACTTGCTGTTGGTATTCTTTTTTATAGGGGCGGGGTTTGTTCACGTACGGCATCGAGTTCTTTTCCTGTGATGTGGTGGCTGTCAATAGATTCTCGCGTCAAACCAAACTCCTCGGGGGTTGCTTCCCAAAGTGGTTTGCGCCCCTCATTTTCGATCAAACGCAGGTGTTTGCCAATCGTGACGCTGATCTCCATCAGCATGGCTTCTTTCTGTTTAGCAAACTGCTCCCGCATCTCTTCACGCACGATGTCTTGCACGATGCGTACGGCTACTTCTTTCACTCGGCGCTTCAGTTCATTCTCAAGAATCAGGGCTGTGTCGGTCTCTTGGTTCGTCATTTCGTTCATATCAACTCCTGTTATGTTCACACTGCTTCACTGCACAAAATCGGCATAAGGGTCCAGTCACGGGGTTCCACACGCCGTTCTCCAAAGCTGCTTCGATACGGGCAACGTCTTGGCTGGGTTTCTCCATGTACTTAGCCACCATCTCGGCGTGGTGCGTAGCCTTGACGAACTCCTTGCTCACGACAAACAGCAGGGCTGACTTGATGCGCTTGATTTTGGGGTACTTCTTGAAGATGGCCGTGGCCACCAAGTCCAACTGTTTCACGTCAGCATAACGGGCGCTCTTGCTGGTTTTGTAGTCAACCGACCACGCCAGCTCCTTCTCCTCGTCCAAGATGACCAAGTCGGCAATGCCACGCCACCATGCCTCGGGTGCGTCAAACGCGCATGGCTCAAGGTCTTTGGTCAGGCCAAGTTCTTCCTCGCACAATTTAATCCCGGGGATAGCGGCTAGAGCGTCTAGCGTATCTCTAAGATATTCAAAGGCCGGAGGGATCGGTGTTCCGTCTTTAATGTATTCCTCAGCAACGGTATGCGCCGTCTTACCGTACAGCGTAGCCGTGGTGTCGGGCTCCTTAACATCCTTGGCTACCTTGGTGTGGTAGTACTTCTTCGGGCATTGTTGGAACGTCTTCAGGCTACTGAAAGACCATTTGATTGGTTGTGTCATGCTGTTTCTTCTACCAAGTAAGCTTCGCGTTTACGGGGTTCCCCGTTGCCGCGCACAAATGAATTCCACCAATAGATACCGCTCTTGCGTTGTTTGAAGTGGCCTCGCACGTAGTGGGCTGAAATATCTGAACGATGGCTGACAACACCCTCAGAGGTGACGCTCTCAATCTCTTCCAAATGCAACAACGTGTACGCGCTAGCAGAGTATGCCTTCTGTTTCTTACCGCCGAGCTTCATGCCCTTGGGCGGTGTCCGTGCGGGAACCTTGGTCCGGCCCACACCACTCTTACAGCTAAGCAAGAGATAGGAAGCGAACATCAAGCACGGGATTTCTGTGGCGGCTTCCTTGATGTGCTGTTGTGTCTCAGGCGCTTGGAATACCTGCTCCATGTGTTCAGGTGTGACCCCCGCTTTTTCTGCGGCCATGACGAACGCTGTGCATGGGATGAGGTTGCAATCGACCGCGCCTTCCCCGTTGGTCTTGGCGCTAAGAGACACCTTAAACGCTCCGAGGGCATCCATGCCAAACAAGAAGGTGAAGAAGCTGTGCTGGATTCTGCCGTCAACAAACTCCCAGTACGGCAAGCAAGTGAACACCCCGTTGTCCATCTCTCGGATGTACGCGCCAATGCGTGTAATCTCCACGATGCCGTTGATAAGTCCGTTGTGGCGTAGCTTGCGAATCTCCTCAGTCAGCGGGTACTCAATCACCGTATGTGGGTACGGCATGTGCAACTCATCGAGGGTCGGCATCTTGAAAGACTTGGAACGCACAAGCATCTCGGCGCTCAACGCAACTTCGGGCGACAGAATGAATGTCTGCACGTCCTTCTTCGGTACGTTGTGTCGGAACTCAATCGGTATCCCAAACTCGTTGGATGTGACACGGTCAAAAAACTTGTCAATAAGTGGTTTGTTAACAGTCGCCATAGCTCTCTCCGTATCCTGATTCGCAATTCAAGGGCAACTCCATGCCCCACTTGGGTCGGATGCGCATACACATCTCGACGTATTCCACAGCAGTCGCAACCTCTTCGGTCTTGACGATACAAGCCACCGCGTCATGCACAGTCATCACAACGTGATACTTCTTGGCAATCATCAGCATTTGGTCGCCGATGATGATACGCGCTAGGGCTTGGCATACGTTTTCGATTACCTTCCCGCCGTAGATGCGGTTGGGGATAACGGCTCGGCCCTTCTTCGTGTCGTACACAATCTCGGTCTTGCCTGTTTCCTCGTCGGCCTTCTGACGCAGGTTCGGGTAGCGGATATACAAGCCGTTGGGCAAGCGGATGCCGTCTTTACCTTCGATCTTCAGGATGCCGTCACGACCTAACATTGTTAGCTGGCCGCGCAGAATTGCTTCTAACGCAGTACCCGCCGCTTTCCACAGCGCGGTGATCTTTGGGTACGTCTGACGGTATGTGTCTATGATGCGCTTGGCTTCTTCCAGTTCAACTGCCACCCCAAAGTTCTTAAGCTGCGCCTGAAACTTCGCTGCACCCATTCCGTAACCTGCCCCAAGGATTGTTGTCTTGCCCACAAAGCGCTCGTCCTTTGTGATTTCTTCGACAGCCTTGCCATAGATAGCAGATGCCATGATTTTGTATACGTCCTCGCCACGGTCAAATGCCTCCACTAAGTCGTCTTGCCCAGCTAGCCATGCCAGCGTACGGGCTTCAATTTGTGATGAGTCGGAGTCGATCATCAAGTACCCCGCAGGAGCGAGGATGGATTTCTTCAGCGCCGACCCCCTCGGCAAGTTCTGAAGGTTAAGTTTGTCGTCACCACCCCACCGTCCTGTGTGAGCGGCGTAATATCGGAGGGGAACTGGCATGGCACCTCGCCGAGCAATCCCAATAAAACGTTCAGTTCTCGACTCCTCAATCGTAGACTTCGTACCCAGTCGGGCTGCGACGAGAGCTTGAACGGCTGGATTCGGATGTTCGAGAAGTTCTTTAAACGCCTCGTCTGTCTTTGCGAACGCATAGGTTTCCTTTCCTGTCGCTGGGCTCTTCTTCATTGGTGGCACGACACCATGAACCGTAAGCAACTCGGCGAACTTGGGGTTGCTCATCAGCGTGTCTTTGTCGAAGTTCTCCAGCAGCTCGGCCTTGCGTTGGCGCTCTTTGTGTAGGTGTACGTTCAGCATCCCCTCATCCAGTTGCAAGACTGGCTCGGTGAACATACGGATGGTCAGGTCGATCAAACGCAACTCCGTCTTCGGGAAGTCTTGGCTCATGCACCCGAACAAGTCCCATGTCAGGCGCACGTCGTTCTTACAGTACTCCCCATACTGAGCTAGCTGTTCCTTCGGGAAGTCAGTGCGGCGTAAGCCCTTCGCATCGTTGACCTCAGTGCCCTTCTCGCCGATGCCATAGAACTCCGCCAGAACCTTCAGGCTACCGCCTACGTTCGTACCGTGAAGCGCTCGGCCCATCGACAAGGTGTCCAACCAACCCTTCGGTTTGATTTGGAAGTGCTCGGTCAGGATGAACCCGTCGAACATAGCGTTGTGCGCCAGCGCAAGTGAGTTCTCCCAATCGAACTGTTTGAGGAAGGCATACGTGCCAATCGAATCACCTGTGTACCACTCGGGCTCACCGTCATTGATCTGCACTGCAACGCCGACGACTTCGAAGCGCGGGTCACGTACGTATTCCTCAGTAGTCTGTTTAGAGAAGCCGAGATCAGCGCCATACGCCGATTCAAAATCAATCGTGATGATGTTCATTTAGAACCCCCAAAAATTCCTTGGATGGCGTTGCCTATACCTGATGAGCCGATAGTACCGAGTAAGCTGTTTTGTGCGCTGTTTGACATGGAGGTAAGTTGGCCGGGTTTGATTGTGGCGGTTTGGAACGTGCCCGTGCTTTGCATCATTTGGTTTTGAATCATTGCCCTCTGTTGCGCTTGGTACATCTGCTGTTTCATCTGCATACGCTCACGTTCTTCCGCGCCGTCGTCAAAGATTTTCTCCATGACTCTCTTCTCGAACTTTGTGTAGTGGTACTTCTTCCACGCATCGGCCAACGCTTGCTTGTCGGCATCGTTCAAATACCAAAAGGCGTTCTTCAAGGAGGTGTCAACCTCCGACAGCGCGTAGAGCCCGTTCACCATATCCCCAAACTTAGACTTTGAGTACAGTTCCCCATCGTCTACCGCAAAGTCTTCGGGGTGTGATTCCATCCGCGCAATCAGAACGGTCACTGCGTTAGATAGTTCGGTCATTTAAAACCTCCACTCATGCGCTTCATCATCTCCATCTGCGCGGCGCTGACGACCATTTTGCTGGGCTTCAGGTCTGCTGTGGTTGCAGTCAGCCCTTTACCCTTGAAGCGATATTCTTCCTTCTCGTATGGGTCTTCCTCTTCCGCTGGCATGATTGTGGCTATCGCCTTATGCGTAATCTCCAAGCGACGAACCTTGGTCATGCCCGAATGGAGCGCCGCCTTCTCAGGCTCGGTCATTACCTCGCGCAAGTTCTCGCTAAAAATCCAACGCCACTTGCTGTTCGTCTCACCCAACCCAAAGAACTCCTCGGGATGTGATTCCATACGGGCCAAGATGATGCCCACGCCTTCGTTTACTTCGCTCATACTTCTTCTCCATTTAAAAATTTAATGGTGTGCCCAAGGGCATCCAAATTTTCCTCATTCACCACTACTGCTACGCCGTTAGCTACTCGAATATCCCGCAGGTTCTTCTCTTGCAACGCTGTCGGTATGCCCTTGCCAGCCTTCGCTTCAATGGCCAAGAACTTACCATTCACACAACACAAGAAGTCAGGGACTCCACTGTTGCCATACCCCGTGCCCATCGGCATCGCGTAGTACACGTTGTGTTCTTTCAGTAGCTTCTTTATCTTGTCTTTGACTTTTGCTTCGGGTGTCGATGCCATTACAACCACTCCACGAATGTGTTGCCCTTGTGCTGAAGAACAGCTAGGCGAAACGGGGGTATCTCTTTTTTCTCACCGTGGCAGAACTCACACTCGAACTCGATAATCAAACCGTGTCGGCGGGAGCTTGGGTTGCACGTATCAGCGGAGGGGAAGTCTGTAACCTGTGCGGTCTTGCCGTCCTGTGCAATGACGGTTGTTATTTCTGCATCTTCCCCGCGCTGGAAGATGGTTGTGTCTTGGTGGTGTAGGTACTGCTCTCCGCAATCGGGGCAAGCCAGCGCACCAATGTCGCCTATCTCAATAGCTTTTCGTCCAAATACACTCATCGTTTTCTCCTTCGTTACATTCACTGTACCACATAATTAGACTTTGTCAAGAGGGCTAACATTGTTAGCCCCCCGTGTTTTTACTTAGCGAACTTGGCAATCTCGCGGTTCAGGTACCAACGTGCTTTGAGCAGGTCTTCCTCGCGGTTGCCTTTAGTGTCGGCGCGCGTGATGTACTTCACCACGTTACCCAAGTGGTAGTTCAAACCCTTAGCTTCGATGAAGTCGATGGTCTCGATTCCACCTACCTTGTAATGAGCAGGATGGTTGACGTTGTCGGCTTGTGGTTCGATCATCTCGATATTTTTCCCGTAGGGTAAGCCCTGCGACTGCATACGTTGACGGCCTTGGGTGTTGTTGAAAATCAAACGTGCTGTTTGTTCTTCCGTCAGTTTGGTGACGTCATCTTTGGCCATAGTCACGCCGAGGTGCTTAACCATTGCCTTTTTGCTCGTGGCCAGCATCACGGTCTTCCAGTCTTCCTTCTTTGGTGTCTTCGCGGCTTTGCCCTTGTCGCTGGCGCGGATAGCGTACACATACGCTGGGTTTGTGTTACACGCTTTGGCTACTTTCATAGCACTAGCGTCAGGGTTCTTCGCTTGGTACGCACGGACTTGCTCTGCTTTGTTCACTTTTTTAGCTGTTGCCATTTCAAAATTCTCCAGTTTGGGTTTCTACATAATTCACAAGAACTTCTCGGATTTTGGCTTGCTTGTTGGGAAAGGTCTCGAAGTACTCGACTACCTCTCGCGGCAAACGCAAGCTCGTATTAACAAGGGTCGGCTTCTTGCTTGGACCGCGACCTTGTCGTTTCTTCTCGGGTTTCAGATATTCAATTCCTGTTGTCATAAAAGTGCTTCCTCTTCAAAATCTATACTCTGTTTGATGGGCTTGGGGAACAACTTTGGGTCGAGCCTTGTGAACGGCCACCAAGCGTTCAGCTCGGCCTGAGTCAATCGGCGTGATGGCTGCTCTGACTTTGACGACAAAGCAATCTTCTTTTCCTTGGGACTCAACCCATTCTTTGGCTTCCGTTTTGGTGCGGAACATGATGTAGCCGATGCCTTCATCGTCTTTAGTTCTGACATAGCTTCCTCTCGTTGTTCTCACCATGTACGCTGATACGTGTACGCTCTGCATTACGTTTTCTCCTTGATAGGCCGCATCCTTCGGGCGCGGTACTCTGCGCTCACTATGTCCATCGCCTTCTCCATGTCGCGCACCGTAGTGTTCTGTAACTGCGTGTCGTGAATCTCCATGACTAGGTTCATAGCGTTAAGCTCCTCGGCCTTCAGGATGAAGCGGCCACTCTCGACACCACGCCTACCCACGGCATGAAGCGCGTCCAAGCCAGCCTTGATTTCTTCCTTCCAATCTTGGCCAAGCTCAGGGCGTAGCATGGTGTATGCCTCACACATATTGAACGCACCAATCAGTACGTCAATAGTCGCTACCGTTGCATCACCTCGGCGCAACAAGTCCATCGCGTCATGGTTCTTGATTCGCAAGTCGGCGCTAAGTGCAACACTAGTAAACGGCTTGAGCCCAGCCAACACCCAGTTCACTGGGTCAGGTAGTAGCCCCTTGGGGCGGTACTTACTTCGTTTTCTCATTTGACCGCCTGTAAGATGAACTTCAACGAGTCCGCATCTTCCTCAGCCGCAATGATTTTGAAGTCGGCCTTGTAGATACTGCGGAAGTCGCTCATAGAAGTTTTGCCCACAGCAACGTAGCGCCACTGCTCCAAGAAAACCAACTGCTCCTTCTGCATCACACGGGTATGTGACGGGTCGCCTAATGCCCACACCGAATGACGTGACGGACACGTAGCCAGCAGGTAGCCGTTGGGTTTCAACACGCGCCAAAAGTCAGAGAACTGCCAAAAGAAAAACTTGTAGTCTCCCTGTGCGCCAGTATGCTCAAGCACTTCGTATGCGTGAATCTCGTCGAAGCTGTTCTCCTCGAACGGCAATCCCATGGTGTTCGTCAAGTCCCACACCACATCAGGCTTGTGGTCGTCGTTGTAGTCGAGCGTAGTCACACTGCTCCACGTATCAGCATCGGTAGGGCTAGCCTTCAAGCGTTTGCCCTTGTCGCTACCGCATCCAATCAACAGTTCGGTCTTCATACGCCCATACCTCGCATCGTCATCACCACAGCAATCTGCTCGGCAAGTGGTCGGCCTTCTTCTAAGATGTAGTACTCGCTCTTCCAATCAGGGCCGTGGCTGTTTCGCTGATACGACTGCACCTCTAACAACTTACCGTTCATCGCTTCCATCACAGCAATACGCACCTTGGGCTTTGGTTTGTCCACAGCTTCTTCAACCGATACCTCAGTCGAATACGCGGCGCGTAAACGCGCATTATTAATCTCGCTCTTCATCAACCACTTTGCTAGCCACTCTCTCATTTCTTTTCTCCTTGTTCACGTTGGATTCGTTCAAACTCGTCGTCTTCTGCCTTGGCATCATCCTGCTTTTTCTTGGTTCCCCAAATCAAATCGTAGTTACTGCCGTATTTATTTTGGTCAGTTGGTCGTTGGGTATCGCCCTTACCAGCTTCTCTGTTACTCATCACTTAACTCCTTTGGGCATACCTGCGCCACTGAAATACTTAAAGTCTCGGTTGTTGATAAGCAGGGCTTTCTGCTTCTCCAAGTTCAACCTAGCCTGTTCCTTAGAAATCTTTACTGATAGCGACTTAGTCACAGTCTTCAAAGGCTTTTTGCTGACCTTTAGGTTCTTCTCCTCACGCACTTCGCGGTTAGCCGCATGGGTGCGAAAGTCTTTCATAACGTCAGGCATATACGTCTTCACGTAGTCGGGGTGGAACGCGTTGATAACTTCACTCATTGCATCGCCCTCAGTTGGTCATACAGATTCCAAAACTTGCGCGTGTTGGGAGGATCACCATCCCCTGCATCTACTGTGTTACATACACCCTCAGCTTCTTCCACCAGCTTCTTCATCACCTCGGCCACGTTCGCACCTTGGTCGAACCCTAGTTCGTAGGCGTTGCCCATTGCCGTGATGGTGTTCTCATCACAGCTCACACTGCGTAGCAGCGTAGTCATTTCGTCTTTTGTCATATCAATCTTTCAAGAACCATGTTTCTAAAAACTCATTCACCGCTAGGTACACAAAGATGATGCCGATAAACACCACGATGCCCACACCCATCAGCAAACAAATCAACCCAATGTTTGTCAAGTCGCTGTCCATTACAGCGTACCTCCACGCGCAATACGGCGTTGAAGCGCGTAGCCCCAACATAACCCCCAAATAATCCATACGACTCGGTCGGCGTGTTCCCAATACTCAGGGTCACTCTGCCACCTTGCTAGGCCCATCAACACATACACCGCCGCAATCATTACGGGGTATGCAATCAAATCTATGTACTTCATTTGAATTTCCTCACTAAGTTTTTGTCAGCCCACTCTGTGAACTTCTTGTCTGTGTTAGCTATCTTGCTCGGGTTCTTCGGCGGTGGTGGCACTCGCGTCTTAGCCACGGGCTTGGGTTTCTGCACTGGCTTGTTAGGCCACGGCGCGTTGGGTGCTAGTACTGTTTTCATGTTGTAGTTTCTCTGCGTACTCACGAGCCAGTCGGCGATAGCGTGAGATGTTGTTCTTGAAAGCGCGCCAGTCTGATTTACATTCCGTCACGATTTGTGGCTCAGGGAACTCGGCAAACGTCACCATCTTGTGCGACCCTGCTCTGTCCTCTATGCTTACGATGTGAAAGCCTTCACGCTCATACTCTTTTATCTGCTTACGCATACGGTTAGAGACTTTCATGCGAATAACCTCGCCAGCAATAAAAGCACTAACACTGTTAGGGCGTATAGCACAAAGTCATTCCACGTTGGCATGGGGCGCTTGTGGGCAGTCCACCACTCACCAAGTCGGTCTTGGGGAAACGCTTCGTCTAGGCTACGTGGGTAGCATCGGGTTGTAGGCCAACCTTCAAATTTGGGGTTTGGTTTCTTCATCTTCATTCTCCAAAATCAACACAAAAATTTCATCGTTAACTCGACAACCTATGCCAGTTACCATTGCTTCTTTCTCCACCAGCTTGAGCATACCTAGCTTGCCACGTAGCTCCACGGGTAGAGTCGCATCATCATACAGTTGTACATTGTCACGTATCTTAACAATATATTTCCCGTCTGCCAATACCACCAGCGCAGTTCTTTGGTTCTGAAACGCCTTAGTAGTTTCCTCAATAGTCACCATGTCGGCTTTGACATCGTTTAGCTTCTCCATGTGCTCTAGTACTACTACATTGTTTGTCTGCTTCAGCCATAGGATGTACTGGGTTATGTTGTCACGCGCCCATCTATCCAAACCTATCTCAATCGGACGTTCATGCTCACGCGCTCGAACACGTATACGATGTGCTTGGTTACTCAATACATCCTCGGTCTTCTTCGCGGCATCGAGCATACGCTCGGGCAGTGACATAGCGCCGAAGGTTTTCTTTACCTTGAGCATCGCCTTATCAACCTTGTCGGTGTGGTATGCGTTCTTACGTTCGCTCTGCATTGCGATTCGGTTGTTGCGAACAAACAACTTGTGGCTACTGCCATACCACTCGGAGCCGACGTAACCCAGCACCTCGGTATCAGCTAGTACACGGTAGGTACGGAATCCATCGACCTCGATAGTCCATAGTGGGTTCTTGGTCGCAACCTCCCAAGCCAATCGCTTGGCCTCGCCATGTAGCTGGCCCTCTTCTATGTTTCCAGCGGTCTTACCCATACGCACGTTGGGCAACTTCAATAATTCAATAGCCATAATCATTTACCTTTCTTTTCTAAACGCCATTCCAAATACTGATTCACTAGCTTCACCGTAATCTGTACTGCATCGAGTGCTATCCAGCCGACAATAAACCAGTACGCCCATACGGGCACGACAATAATTGCTAAATCATTCATCATTCACTCCTTACCATTCAAACTTCTGCAAAATCGCATCTACTTTGTTCTTCATAGACTCACGCACATGAGAACTCTCTTTGATTGTTTTAATGTCAGCGCCTAACATTGTTAGCTCCAACTGCTTACGCGCTTCCTCCAGCTTGGGGTCGTTCGTAATGTTCATCTTGTCCAGCAAGCCGCACAAGTCCACAGCATTGGTCACGAGCGAGTCGTGATAACGCTTAGTGCTATCACTGCCTTCCTCGTCTTTCAACTTATCTGACATGGCAGTAAGCACGGTGTGCAGTCGCTCCCAAGGTGTACGCATAGCCTCGGCCAGTCGCTCGTCGAACTTGGCTTCGTACTGTGCCTTCATCTCGTCTAAGTCATGCGCTGATATGTCCAAGCGAAAGTCACCAGACTCAGGAATGGGGTCAATCGCCATACGGAAACCAAACTTCATCTCCACCTCTGCTAACTCAGGGTAGTCACTCGCTCGGTACATCGTGCCCAAGTGCGTCTGTGCCTCGTTCACCAACTGCGGGTAAGCAATGAAGAAGTTGTCGCACATCTGCTTGAACTGCGCCTCGTAGTTATTCATCGTCTGCTTGTACTCCATGAACAACTTAGTCGGCAACAGTCGCTGGCCCTTGTCGGCCCAAGGCATCGTGTGCTGGTTGTGATAGAGGCGTATACGCGCCGCCAGCTTCTCAATGTCTTTGCGTAGGCTAGTACCTGCAAACAGATTCTTACGTGTCTGCGAAGCATCACGCACTGCTGACGCCGCCTCGTTTACTGTGTTGGTCATCTCTCGGTCAACCTTGTTGGCTGGCCACACACTTATGTTCAGTTCCACTAGAACCGCGCTTGATGCAATACTCATTTTGATACTCCATTCATTTCGTTAGTTACTTCTACCCACTCCGCGCAACCATACAAATCATTTATCTCGTCGGCTATGTCCTTGTAGTACGCCCAGTTCAATAGGCAGCTCCACGTACCATACTCATACACACCACCCAATTCAAAGTTTCTCATCGCCCCTTCCATGTATGAGGCTTGGCTCATCCGTGCCCAGTAGTACCTACTCAGTTCATTTAATGTCATTTCTTTACTCCTAGGTTTAACATCTTCAACTGTCGTGCAAGACTGCACACTTCCTCTTTCACCCACGCGAACGTGCGGTAGGTATCTCTCATGTGGTGGCTGATGTCGGTCTCGGTGTACTCCATCAGCGTAGCCACTAGCTTCGGGCTAAAGTCCCCTGCGTGTGAGCAGTCGAACCCAACTACCCACTCGCCTGTTTCCTTGTCCTCGTCTGAGTACGTCAACCCACCATGCACCTCGATGCCGTTGTCGTTAATCAGGTCGTAGTTTTCACCCCATGCGTTGTGCCCCTTCGGTATAGCCACGTACCCATTCAGGTGTCCGAGCGTCCCATGCCGCATCACTGTGCACTTGTACCCCGATAACTCATGCACCCACTCCTCTATGTCGGGCTCTTTCTCCCAAGGTCTGTCGCTTATCAATAGCTTCATCTTCTGCTGTGCATCTAACATTGTTAGCCTCCATCCTTTGCGTTACTTAAAAGCATCTTGACCATAGCCGTAGCTGTGTCTTCGTCGTTGTATATACCCATCGGTTGCCTCTCTCCTTTCAATCCAATCGCGTACTTGAATTCGATAGTGGTGTAGTCAAATTGCCACTTCACCCAAAACCCAATATCTCGTAACCGCAGGTCAATGTTCCTCCACTTTATTTCGTGTTGGTTCTCGTACTTTGGGTCGAACTGCACTGCCATTACTCCTCCTTCAATAGCTTCATATACGCCTTCATTTCTTTCTCGTTCAACCCCCACGCCACACGCATACCTTCCTTGTTGTAGATGGTGTGCTTGCCGTACTTGCGCTTGGAGTAGTAGTCGGGCATCCCAAAAGTCGTAACGTACTGCTCGTCGAACACTTGCCGTATCGCTTTGTTGAACGATTGCTTCATGTCCTCACTCAGTATGTCTTGCACAGTTTTCATATCAATCCTCGGGCTTTCCCGCCATCTTGTACATGGCGTAGGTGTCGTTGGTAATCATCCGCATCTGTGCGTTGTCCTCTACCGAAAAGATGTGGTGCGTCGTGCCCTCCGCTCCGTTGTACTTGCATCGGTACTTCTCCGCCTTCTCAAATATCTTGGCCACAGTTATCGCATCTTCGACAGACACAACCAAGTCCCCATAAGGCAACGTAATAATCATCGGCATATCAATCCTCCAAGTAAATCGTCTTGCCGTGGTCAGATACCGCGCTTGTGTTACCACCACTGATTACCCACATAGTCGGAGCTGTCCACTCGTCACCCCAGTTCGGTACATAACCATCGGTCAGCACGATGACTGCCTCGGGCTTGATGTTCTCGTCACGCAGGTATTTGGATACGCAAGAAGGGTCAGTGCCGCCACCGCCTCGTGGCTTGGTCGAGCTAACAATGTTAGATACCTCGCTACCTTCGTACTTCTCATGCCCAGCTACATGGCCGTCCCAGTACAGCAAGTCCACGACCTCGGGGTTCACTTCCTCAGCGATTGACTTGACCTCGGACAAGAACTCGGCAAGCTCAGGCCCACCGATAGAACCCGATGTGTCGATAGCCACAACCAAGTGACCAACCTTCTCGCCAATCATGCTCGGCATATACATACCTGTGGAAAGGAAACGACGATTCACACGACGCCATGAGCTTGTGTCTTTCGCAGAACACGTAGCCTTGACGAACTCGCGCAACACTTCACGCCAATCAATCTTGGGTGCGAGCAAGTCTTCCAACTCACGGTCGAGCATCCCGCCGCCCTTGCCGATGTTCTTCTGATGTGCAATCAAGCCTTGACGAATCGCTTGGTCAATCTCACGCGCCAACTCTTTCTTCTCCTCATCGGACAAGCCTTCAGCACCTTCCCAATCATGTTCGTCGAACCCATCACCGCCGCCACCGCCGTTCGGGTCATCCTTCTGCTCCTGCTTCAGAATGTCGTACACCTGCTTGGTGTTCATGCCACGGAATCGTTCATCAACCAAGCCCATGAAGTCACCCTTCTTAGCCTTGGGGTGTCCTGTGTCCTCGGTGTAGCGTGGCATAGCGATGACTGACTCGTTCGGGTCTAAGTCCTTGAGCATCAAGTTAATCACGTAGTCCATCGCTTGGTTGGCCAACTGCGCGTTCTCGGTGTGCAACTTAGTCCACGTTGTGAGGTGGCGGTACATTTTGTGACCAGCCTCGT